GTTCAAAGTCTAACGTTACACCACCGTCGTCTTCGGATATAACTTCTATTGGTTTTCTTTCCTCTTGTGCTTCTTGTTCCTGAACAGCAACTTCTTGTAACTCTTCTTCTGAAGGTATATCAAGTTTAGTTTTAACGTTCGGGAGTCCTTTGTCTATTTCTGCCATTTAATACTCCTATTGTTTCTTAACACCTTTTGTTTCATAAGGCAACCCATGAGGCATTGGTCCTGACACAGGAGGTGGTCCTGATTTTTTGCCGATAATACCACCTTCTCTTGCACCTTCAAATGCAAAAGCTGCTTGTCTAGCTCTCAAAGCTTGTCTTTGTTCTGGTGACATTGCTTGTAATTCATCCATTCTTTTTTTGGCAAACTTGCCTGCTTGATATAAACCTTCACCAGCAAGTGATGCGATACCAATGGGTGATGCCACTCTCGCAGCTTTTAACGCAAGTCTAGTTGGTAGACCTAAATTTAAAAATTGTTGAATACCTTTTTGTAAAGCTCTGTTTTTCATTCCTCTTGTTGCACCAATACTTGCCCTAACAAGTTCAGGAGCAGCAGCCAATTCTGCCCCTAAAGTTAATCTACCTACTGGAGATGTTAAATCTAATCCACCAAGTCCAAGAGTTGAGGCAGCGACTCCGGTTGGAGTTACAAAAGCAGCTTGTGCAGCTCTACCTGCAAATTTTCCAACATCAGCTAAAAATTGTTTGTCAACAAATCCTCCTTGATTAGAAATACCAAAAGCTTGTTCAACCTCTTTAATATTTATTTGTGGAATATTAATATTTTTTAATCTATCCAAGCCAGCTCTTTTTTTTAAATTTGGATCTAATGATTCAAATTTAGACACAATTAAATTTTGTGCTTTTAAATTATCAATTATTACTTTTTTTAAATCTCCTCTTAAAAAAGGATTTTTTCCAAAATCAACATATTGATTTGTTACTTTACCCAAAGGTAAATCTATTTTTTCAGCAACCTCATCTATTGCTCCCATAATTTTTTTAGCGTTTACATTTCCTTTTGAAGCTAGATCATAAGCGTTAGCGTAAGCAATATCTATTTTATTTTTTAACCCCATATTTAAAGCTTGAGTTATGGGTTGAACATTTGCTCTAAGAGAGGTTGGACCAGATTTTTCTAATTGTTGAATTAAAATTTCTGGTATTGGGTGATCTAAATTTAATTTAATATTCTTTGGTAAGAGATCTCTTAATTTATAAAATTCATCAACTCTTTTCATCATAGTATCGTATGCTTTTGGGTTTGGCATTGTTCCCTGTTTACCAAAAAGATCATCTAATATTTGAGTTATATTTCTTCTTTGTGTTACTTGATCTACTCCATCAACTTTTTTAAGATTTTGAAGAAAGTTTGTAATTTCATCTGATGTATTACCAAGATAGGATGTAATTATTTTACCTTTATTAATTTGACTTCTGTTATCATAGGATTGTTTAAAAAGTAGGGATATAGATTTTTGAAATTTATCTTCGCTAATGTCTAATGTTTTTTTAATTTTTTCTTTATCAAAAACATTATTTTTAATTAAGTCTGATAATTTTTTATTTATAGGATCTAATTTAGCAGAACTTATAGCTGCAGCTTTGCCTCTAACTTTAGTTAAAACCTCTCCCATAGGGGCTTTATTGTGAAGTTCTAAAATTTCTTCTGGTGTTCTATTTGTTATTTTAACGATATTTTTAAATTCATCTGACTCTACACCTTTTTCAACTGCTTTTTTTATTTGCTTTATATACTGTGCAGGAACTTTACCCGTGCCGGCTCTAGTTTTTCCCGTTTTTTCTGCAAATCTTATTTGAGCATCTGTTGGTTTAGATTTAAAATTTTCAAAGTCACGAGTTTCAAAAACTTCATCTATAAGTTTTTTTAATTCTTTATCTTTTTTAGATTTTGTAATATTTGCAGATTTAGCTACCCCAGCTTTGTATGATGCTTTAGCGACTTTGTCTCTTTCTTTAATTAAATTTTCTATTTCAGTTTTTGTTCCATATTTAGTTCCTTTGTACTTTGCATCTAATGCGGTGTTCGTAGGAAATTTAACACTATATTTACCTTGATTAGGTCCTTTAGTAACAAGACCTGCTTTATAAAATCCAATCCGTCCACCATCAGCTTTATTAAATCTTTCTTCAGCATCTTTAAACATTTCTCTATCTAATGCTTCTTGTGGTCTTTCTATATCTTTACCTGTTTTTACAGGAGTATCATCAAAACCAAACTTTCTAACTTTTTTAGGAGTTGTTAGATATTTGTTTACTTGTTTTAAAATAATTGGAGTAAGTTTTATACCGGCCATTACTCTCCTAACATCGTTGCAATACCGCCGCCTGCTTTTTTAATTTTTGTAGTTTTATCAGAAGTTTCTTCTACAATTTGTTTTCGTATAGATTCACTCATATCATCAGCATCAGCAGGTGTTCCATCTGGATCAAATCTAACTTCATATTCATCATACTCATCTGCTACTTTTGCTCCAGTGCTTTCATCCGCCATGCCTTTACCAGATTTATACTCCATAACACTTCTATTTTCGATAACGTCATAACCCCCCACTTCATCACTATACGCCATGCCAGGTGTATCTTTTGTAATCTGCATATCTCCTGTTGTTAGATCCTCTGTAAGTGTATATTCAGATCCGTCTTTACCTTGGTAATTAATCTCTCTAACTCTTTCCTGTGGAGTTACTTTTGATTCTCTACCAAGTCTTCTAATTTTATCTGCTAATTCAAAAAAATAATTTGGAGCTTGTTGAACAGTTTCTTTTACAGCTTGTGCAGCTGGTGCTGCAACTTTTGCTCCTTTAAAAAATTTACCAACAATAGGTAATGCTGCAAGGCCACCTATAATTTTCATAAACTTTCTTCTACCTGGTTGATCAGGTCCGTCTTTGTATCCAATACGGCCACCATCTGCAAAATTACTATCTTCATTTAACTCATCAATGTATTCTCTAAAATCTTCTTCTGATTCTATTTTTCTTCCATCTCTAAGACGAATATTTTTAAATTTACCTGCTTTTTTTTCTCTTTCATAAACTCGTTTAATTGGATCATCTAAAGAAGTAACAGGTTTAGGTTTAGTCCCTGTTGCTTTCATAATACCTGATCTAAGAGCAGCGCCTTCTTGTGTGCCACCCATAATAGTTTTACTTGGATCAAGAGTTCGACCTTGCATGTCAACAACCTTGTTCATGTCTTTAAATCTTTGTACAGCTTCTTGTTGAATTTTTATTTTCTCTAAACCATCTGGGTTTCTACCGGTAACTGATCTAAATCCTCTCGTCAGTTGAGCGATCATTTCAGCTATTGTCATTCCAAATCTTATTGCCATTAGTAATAGTTCCTTTTAATTTTTTCGACCTTGTCGTCGATATAATCTTCAGGGTGTCCGATCAGACCGCCCTGTCTGAATCGCATGATCGCTTGAGTTGTACTATCAACTAAGTCGTCATGATCACCGTAAGGAAACGCAGCACATTCTTCAATGACTTCTTCTGCAAATTTCTGCTCAGGTGCATATATCATACCAGATTCAAATAAAGGTGCAACAGCATTCACACGAGCATGCTTATCGTTGCCTTTGCTGGGTGTAAAATTTACAACAGGTATATCCATCTTCCTCAGCTCGTATGTTAGTGGCAGACCTGATGCTTTTGCCTCTACAATCACAGATTCTGGCTGCCAGTATTTATATTGCTCTAATGCTAGTCTCCGTAGTTCTGGAAACTCGTATCTACCTTTGATAGCATCTAACAATATTAAACAGGCTCCACTATCTTCACTAGGATAAAAAATACCCCAAGTGGTAATAGCTGAATAGTCTGCTGTTTCTTTTTTCAAGAAAGCTGTATCGTAAGACTGTATTACGTGATGTAGTTGTGGTATGTTTTCATCTGTATATTTCATCCACCACTCACGTTTTAATATTGCACCTTCTTCACTAGTTGGTTGTTGCATCCATTGTGCGTTCCATTTAGCAACGGGTAGTGTTGCTTTTACCTTTTCTAATTCATCTATTTTCCAATATTCTGGCCAGACAGGTTTAGGTTTTGTTTCGTGTTCCATGATTGCTGGAAATTCGACCACGTGCCATTGATCTGCTTTTACTTCACTTTGGTTCTTAACCAGCATTCCTGTTAAATCTTTTGTAGACCATCTAGTCATAACTAAAACTATTTTACCACCAGGTTGCAAACGTTGTCGTGGACCTGATGTATACCACTCGTATGCTGATTCTAATGCTTTGCCTGACATTGCATCTTGTTCCGAGTGCGGGTCATCTATAATTAATAAATCTGCACCACGTCCTGTGATCGCACCACCAACACCAGCTGCGAAGTATTCACCACCTTGTGATGTTTCCCAACGTCCTGCTGCTTTGGAATCTTCTTGTAGAGTTGTTTGAAAAATTTTACCGTAGTCCTCTCTATCGATTAGGTTTTTTGCTTTACGACCGAATCTTATTGCGAGCTCTGCCGTGTGTGTTGCTTGTATGATCTTGAGCCTTGGCTCACGACCCACCATCCATGCTGGTAGCAAGTATGATGCAAATTCTGATTTAGTATGTCTTGGTGGCATATTAATAATCAGACGGTTTATTTCACCCGTAGCTAATTTATTAAATTTATCTGCGATGTGTCTGTGATGGGACCCCTCTACAAAATCAGGCCATACACACTTTACAAAAGACAGAAAGTCGTTTTTGGCTTTGTTCTGTATCTTTTTTTCTGCATGCATGACTTGAAGTTTTTTGAAGGTCTTCCTGACATCTGCAGGTAATTTTTCTATATTTACCTTATTCAAGTCCATGGTACCAATATGTTTTCAGTATACACAAATGTGTAAATCTTGCAATACAACCTAGAGTAGTGGGACCCCTTTTTGCAAAAAGGGGGGATAGGGTCAAAGTTTATTTGGATTTTTGGATTTGGTCTGGGACCCCTGGCCCAATCTCTTCTGGGTATATGACCTCATGGGCCAGGGGTGTTCATATGATTAAGACGCCCAGATCTTTTGCGCGTCTTTTTTTATAAGGATAGCAGGACCGACGACAAAGTCGTCGTAACCCATTATGTACTTATCTTTTGTAAAGTGCATCCTCCATAAAAGAGTTGCCTCTGGATTTAATGGCAAGTTTTGTAACTTGCCCTCCTCATTAATTATAAGATAATCACCGTTAGGGAAGGTGATACCTTGCACCATACCACCGACAAACTTTTGCGCCTGCTCAAGGCTAGGCTCGTCCTTAGATCTCTTAATTATTTTGAACTCGTTTTTGTCTGTGTTTACTTTTATTTTTTCCATTTTATCCCTTTCGTTATGGTCCTATATTATCCTGTATTTCTACTTTCGTCAACCTCTATATTCCACTTAGTATAATTATAATATTGGTTTTCATATTTTTTCTTTTCTACTGTGACCGGTGTTTCTAGCGCCTCGGTCCTAGGG